GTTTCTTGTATAACTACAAAGAGCGCGCAGGCTTCAACTTGTGCCATGGGATCGGTCAAGACAAAGATCAGTGCTGGGGTGCCTACTTAGACGGTCTGCGTGAAGTTGGAGAGAATGGTTTTGATGTGGACTATTCAAACTATGATGGGTCGGTTCCGCAGTGCGCAGTTGATGCTTTTTCAGCCGTGGTAGACAATTTCTACGGTCAGAGGTGGAGGAGTGAGAGGGCGGCGCTGGTCGAAGCGATTGTGCACTCTCATGTGCTGGTAGAGGACTCGATAGTTAGGAAAGATGTGGGGAACTGCTCAGGATCACCCATCACAGACGTATTTAATTCGGTGACCAATTGGTACGTTGTGTTGGCAGCGTATGTGCTTTCGAGGCGGGCAGCTGGTCTGACTGCCACGTTGGCGCATTTTGATGACGACGTGCGTGCTTTGACGTATGGGGATGACGTAATTGTTGCAGCGCGAGATGAAGTCTTGCAGTATTACAACCGCGACACCTTTAAGCAAGTTGCCTACCACTTGGGCATGACGGTGACTAGTGCAAATAAGACTGCGGAGATAATCCCTCATGAGCCGTTGGTCAAGCTGACTTTTCTTAAGTCGCCGTTTGTGGAGTGTGATGGGTATGTGGCTGCTCCGCTACCGCTGAAAGTGATTCACCGCGAGTTGATGTGGGGGAAGAAAGTAAATAGAGGAGATGTATTAATCTTCAAACAGAAGATTGACGCCGCCTTGATGATGATTGCGCACCATGGAGAGAAGGAGTACGACCTGTTGGTGGAGCAGTTGAAGGACATGGGTGTGAGACATGACTGGGAACCACACCAGAATTGGGCGGTGCGTATGCGAATGCTGCAGGAAGGGTATCGTGTGGATGGTCAAGCGAGACCAATGGAGTTTGCGCTTGACGCTGTTGAGGTTGCGCATGAAGTGTTTGCTCAGTTTGGGACCTTTGAGTAGGGAGGGTTGTTGCAATAACTTGAGAGAGTTTAGTATAGCAGCCTAACGAACTGCGACTCTTGATCTTGTGAGCTTTTCCCTTCCTTTTAGTTTGTGAAGTTACCTTAGATGGAATTATGCCATTTAAGATATATTGTGTTTTGATTGCGTTTTGTTTAAAACGTTTTATTTAGTTTTGATTGCGTTTTGTTAAAATGTTTTATTTTGTGCATTTTGTGCACTTTCCAATAACTTGAGAGGGTTTAGTATAGCGGATTAACGACCCGCGACCTTTGATCTTGTGAGGATTTTAAATTACTAAGTTTGTTATAATATTTGTTGTTTATACGCCATGGCGTCCGGCTTCGAATCGGTAAAAGACTTTTATGTGTTTGGCCAAGTGGGCCGTGTAGTGTTATCACTGGTAGTCGCGAAACTACTAAAAATAAAAAGAAATCTAAGTATAGTTATATTATTGTTAGTGTTATATTTTATATGTTAAATATGTTAATCGGATAATTATTTTATATTCTGTAGCTTTT